TGGATTTATATTGCATCCTGACGACGAAAAAGACGAGGTACAAACTCAAAGGAAAAGGACTTATTATTAATTATGGGAAAAGCAATATTAGAAATATTACAACAAATGTATGGCAGTAAATTTATTAGAAATCTTATTGGCACTAGAACAAATGTAGTTAAGCCTAAAGAGTTTGACACCAATGCTCCCACTAAAAATACTTATTCTGAAGACGCATTCAAAGATCCAAAACTTTTAGATACAATCGAAGAGAAACTTATAGAGTATGCTCCATTTCAGATTGCAAATAGAAGCAAAAGAGAACAAGAAAACTATTTAGCAAATTTAAAAAAATTTAGAGACGCTAGAAAAAAAGAACAAGGTATAACAGAGCAGCTGGAGACTGTTAAAAAAGTAAAACCTGAAGCTGAAGTATTTGATATTGGTACAAAAAAGAAAGTAGGTGAAGAAGGTATCATGACTTTGAAATCAGAAGTTGGTTTGCCAAAAGGTGTTGAACCAGGAAGTTTAGCGGACAGAGCCATCAAAGATTCTGCCCAATACAAAATGGATCAACAAGGTGTTAAGTCTTTATTAGATGAAGATTATAAACCACCGAAGACAACTACCATAGAAGAAGATGAAGCTTTTGAATTTGAAAAATTTGATAAAGATCCACGTAGACCTGGCGGACCATTAGATCCAGCAGTTGGAATTACGAGAGCAGGTGCAAGATTAGTTTTAGAAAATAAAGGAATTAAGATTGGAAGCAAAGATCCTTTAGATTTAGTTAGAGAAAACTTTGGACAAGATTTTTTAAATGATATCAATAACCTTTCTGAAGAAATGTTAGAGATTGATAGAAGAGGTGGCTCATACAGAGACTTAACTGATCTTCTCAAAAGAGAAGGTTTGTATGATGCTCCAATAAACAAAGATGCACCTAAAGGTTATACAACTGAAGAAATGAAAAAAATTATGGATGAAGCCGATGAAAAAGATCTTGGTGACAAATTAAAAGATTTACCTGACGACATTCCTGATATGGCTGAAGGTGGTCGTATTGGTTTTTCTGCTGGTAAAGCAGTAACTTTAAAACTAGCTAAATTTTTTAGTGACAAAGGATTAGATTTAGCAAGAGAACTTAAAAAAGCCGTAGATGATATCTTTCCATCTGGAGATAGAAAACTCGATGCTGATGTAGTTGTAGACAACATGTTAGAAGATCTTGGTGTTGATAGAGATATGTTTGATCAAAAAGATATTAGTAATCTTTATGGCATGGCGTATGACACACTTTCTGAAGGATCTGTTCCAAAAGGTCTTGCAAGCTTTATGACTAAAAAAGGAAAAGGCGAAATTAAAATGGCAGATGAAGTTGTTGTGCCAGACGAAGTTCAAACAAAAAAAGAGTTAAGACAACTTTCTGATGAGGATCCAATGAATTTTGTAAAGACAGTTACACCAAAGTTTTATGAAAGAATGGAACTTAAAATAAAATATCCTGGCATAACTGATGATTTAATTGAAAAGATAATGGTTGATGATAACCCACAAAGAAAAGCAGAAGTGTTAGCAGCCATGGACGAAGCTTTTAAAATGATGGACAAAGGTATGTCCTCTGATGAAATTTTAAATACAATTAAAAAAACACCGAGAACAAAACAAGCAGGCGGTGGTCTTAGCTACTTGATGGGGATGTAATATGGCCGAGTTTGGAACACCAGAAACTTGGAACATGAAGGTCGGTGACTTTATTGAAACAGAGTTACCGAAAGAAAAACCACAAGCACTTTTAGATTTACAAGAACAAAATAGAAAGCAAAGACTTTTAGATTCTTTACAAAAGATTGGTCCAGGTTTGATGGATGAGTCTTTAGATTTTATTAGAAGAGAAAACTTTGGAGTAAAAGGAACATCTAAAATTTTACCTAAATTAAATGCAGAAGCACAAGAAGAGTTTGGTAAAAATTGGGATAAACTTAATGCAGATGATAAACGACTAATATCAGCTAGAGTAAGAGCAAGAGAAGCCTCTGCATTAAAAAAAGTAGATCCAGCTAAAAATCAAAACATACTTAGACAAAAAGCAACTGAAAAAAAATATAAAGATTTTGCCACAAAATTTAAAAAAGAAAATGGCAGGGTTCCTATGTTAACTGAAATTAGAGCGGGTGTTAAAGGGTATGATAATAAAGCAGTTAAAAAATATTTAAAACAATCAGAATACGCAACACCTGAACAAGCTCTTAAATTTAAAACACCAAAAGAAGCAAAAGTCATACCTGATGAAATGAAAGATTGGTTTAAAAAAAATTACCCAGGTAAAGATTGGGGAAAAGACTTAACTGTAAGTGAAAGAGGATTAGCAAAAGAAGCGTTTAAAAATAGAAACAATCCAAGAGTATTGGCTCGGGATGAATATAAAAAGTTAGATGATTTTTTACAAAAAAGAATAGATGACGGTGAAACTTTATTTAAAGGTGGACTAGGAGACATTGCAAAAGAAGCTAAAGTTGATTTAACACCCTTACAAACTGGGGATTATATTACTTCAAGATTTCCAGGTGAGTTTGTTTACAGAGGAACAAAGATAGGTCAAGTTCCAAGAATTAGAGAAAGAGTTGCTGAGTTAGCAAAAACCTTAAGCGATAAACAAATTTATGAAAAGCTTGTAGAAGAAAAACTTATTAATCCTTCAGGAGCTAAAGAAAAAGTAGACTATAAAAGCATTAAAAATTTAATGAAAGACTTACAAGAAGAAGGTAAAATAAAAAACATAATAAAAAATCCTACAAGTCAATATACTCCTCAAGAAGAAAAATTTAGAGATAATTTAATAAAAAAATACATTGATAAAAATCCTGATGTAGATAACGCTTTTCAAATAGCTAAAGGAGTTGTTAGAGAAAATCCAGAATTAAAAATGTCTTCTAACTTTGTTAAAAAATCTGTAGAGCGTCAAGGTTTAGATAAAGTTTTTAAAAGCAGACACGCAAAAATTTTCCCTGAAGTACAAGCTTTAGATAAAATAATAAAAAATTTATCAGAGTTTAAATCAGGAGAGGCGCTTCCTAAAAATTTAAAAGAAAAAGTATTAATTGAATATGCAAAAGCTACAGGTAAAAATATAGCTCAAGCAGATGGAGAGCTTGTATCTAGAATGAGAAAACTAGGGACTCTTTATGCTGGAGATGTGGGAAGATATGAAACTGATTTATATAAAAAAATTAAACCACCTAAAAATTATATTGATTCTAATTTTCACAAAAACTTCATAACCTTAACTGATCGAACAGGGGAGGTTAGTAATATACACATGGCTAAATTGTTGGGTTTACCAAAATCAGAGCAAAGGCTTATACAAGGAACAGCTAATATGTTTAGTGTTTTTGATTTTGATGTAGCAGGAGATCACACAGATATAAAAGCCATGATGAGAGATTTTCCTGGTTACAAAAAGAATTTTTCAAGAATAGAATATATCAAAGATACCCTAAATGACTTTAAACAAACTTATGATTCTAGAATAAATGCTCTTAGAAAAGCTGCTCAAAATGTAACGGGGCAAGCTCAACAAGATTTACTAGATGAGGCAGATGAAATAGCGAGTGAGTTTGAATCAAAAACGGGATACAAAATAGGAACCTTTGCTTTACAAAAAGGCAAAGTTATTATCAATCCTCAAACTTTAAGGTTACCTGATCTTAAAAATCCATACAATGAAACTCTTCAACAAGCTATGGAAAATTTTGAGCAAACAAAAAATCCTAAATTAGGGGGAAAAGCTGCCACTAAACCAGAAAAGTTTACAGGTATTGATAAAAGATTAATGGAAGCAGACGCATCTGAAAGAGCAAAAATATTTAAAGATGTTGCTGGCACACCGGAAGCTAAAGAAAGTTTATATATAAGAGCTTTACAAAAAATTCCTAAGATAGGACCTTTAGCAACTAAATTAATTGCTGGCACAGCCGGAGCAGCAGCTGTAACTACTCTTGCACAAGCTTCTGATAATGAAAACTTTATTTCCACTGAAGATGTCGATGGTAATTTAATGGCGATGGAATTACCTAAAACAGATGCAGAAACTTTAGACGAGTTTGCTGAAGAAGAAACAAGCTTAGCAGGAGACATTGGTGCTGGAGCTGGCCTTACAACAGGTGCAGCGATTGGCTCTAAAGCAACACAAGCTGATCCACTTAAAGGTTTAAGACGTTTTGGAAAAAAAGGCGCAATGAATCTTTTAAAAATTTTCGGAACACCTGCAGGAATAGCAGCTTATGAAGCTGGATTAATCCCAGGATTTGATGGAGGAGTTGCAGACAGATTAAAAGAAGGTGCTTCTGCAGAAGATGTATTTTTAAGAAGTCCAACAACATATGCAGGTTTACCTCTTGCAACTTTAGGACAAGAATTTTTAAAAACAAGACCTGCTCTTCAAAGAATACTTAATTTAGGATTGTCTCCTAAAGCAGTCAGAATGGGAACACCTGTTGGTTTAGGTCTTATGGGACTTACAGCTCTTGCAGATTCAGCATTAAAGTTTCAAGAAGAGTTTGATGCTTTATCACCAGAAGAACAAAAACAATATTTAAAAGAACAAGAAGAATTTGGAGAGGATATCCAAGGCGCAGCAGAAGGCGGAAGAATAGGTTTTGCTGATGGACCAAAAGATCCAAGCAAAAGAAAATTTATGAAACTTATGGGTATATTATCTTTGTTACCCTACGGTATAGGTAAACTTATGAAACCAGCAGCGAAAGTTGCACCTGTTGCGGCTGAAGGAGTTAAACTTGGTTTTGATAAATTTATGATGTTGGTTAATAAGATTAAAGAGCTAGGCACACCGACTAAAAAAGTCACTCAACAAGAAAGAGAAGCAGGCTACATATACACAGGTAAAGATGGTAGTGAATATGAGCTAGTGGAAGATTTAACAACAGGTGATGTAAGAGTTACTAAAGATAAAATAGGCGTTGGAAGTTATAATGATAAATCTTTTGATGTAATCGAAGATAGATCTACTTTTGTCCTTAAAAAAGGCCAGGCAGATGAGACTACAAAAGGCAAAACACCACCTGATGAATATGATGAAATGAAAGAGCTTCCTGATCAAGACGGAACGTATTCCGATGCAGACACAATTAGTGATGAGGCTGTAAAAGAGGTTTTAGATGAAATTGACTAAAACCATACCTCCTAAATCGGGTCCTCAGTCTGAGGGCTTGCTTATTAATTATAATAC